TGTTTCTCTTTCTAATTTTGAAATTAATTTTCCTGTAATGTTCATTTTTATTTATTTATTTAATTATTACTTTTTTTAAAATCCTCGCTTTCATCTTCCGAGAATACGCCTAATTCGTAAAAGCCTGTTAGTTTCAATACGGCACGACTCATAGCTCGTTTCTCTGCCATTTCCATAACGTACCAGCTGTTAGTGTTGCCGTCTTTGTATGTTTCACCTTTTAATGCTGAACCAAATGTTAAGACCATATGACCCCCTCCTTCTTTTGGAAAACTTTCAGCAGTAGCTTTTACAACTGCAAAATCTTTCTCACATTTAACAACTTCATAATCTATTCCTATATCTTCAATAGCCATAATCTTTTCAATCCCACTTCTGGTTATGATAATATAATGCTGGTGCTTGAATACGTCATCTTTAGTGAGTTTGTACTTAATATATTTTTCCTTAATTAGTTCTGTTTTCATTTCTTCTTTATGTATTTAGTTAGTTGCTTTTTAATATATTCTAAGTGTTCTGTATCAATCCATTCTAAAAAGTTATAAGAATCAAAACATATTTGAAAGTCTTTGCCATATTCATCTGTTCCTCTTAAATAAACTTCGTTCTCGTGTGCTTGGAATGTATTAATGTCACTCATTCTTTTGTGTATCAGTTCTTCCTGTTCTAATTCAGGCATTTTCATTAGTTGTTCTTCCAGTTCTTTTTTAGTCATCTTATTTATTTTAAATTAATAATTAGTGGTTTCTTTCCGTTATCCTCATATGCTTCAAGGTATTCAGGTAGCAGTTCGTCTTGATAATCTAAACGAATTTGCCACCCATCTTCTTTTAGTTTCTTGCAAAATAAGTCATAGCATTGTAATTCAGTTCCAATGACTTTTACATCAGGGTCGCTTTTTAAACTCCAATATTCACACAACACTCTTTTATTGTCTAAGGGTTTTGTTGTACAGTCTTCCTGTATATTAACCCACTCTTGGTATTCAGCGTCTTCTATATCCATTTTGAAAGTAGGTATAAACTTGTTCCGATAATAGCCAAGCAGTTAATAATTAAAAGTATTTTATCTGTTTTTATTTGGTTCAAATGAGAAAAGCTACGCACTTCATATTGGCTTATCTTATTAATCTTAAAAAAAGATGCTACTTCTTTTGCATTGAAAATATATACATTATTGTTTTCTCTATTTGTTATTCTGTATTTTTCCATTATCGTAAGTTAAAAATTAATTCAATTAACGTAATAGACCCCATCACCAAATAGAGGATAGCCCAAAGGCAAGCCATACTGACAAGGGTTTTTAAAAGTGTTTCCATTATTTTTTTCATAGTTTATTTTATTAAGGTTAGATTAAGTTCGTTTGCTACATAGTTAATATGCTTTGAGGTTGTTGGGCTTGTCGTTCTCCCACCTATATTCCAAGCCACTTTTTTTAGGTATGCTCCAGATATTTCTGCAACCAGCGTGTTGTATGAATAAACTTTGTTATTCTCAACTCTTAAATTCTGTTTGTATTTTTTCATTTCTTATTGTTTAATTAGTATTCTTTTTAACTGCAACAAAGATATAAAAAATAAATGATATAAACAAACATATTAACAACTTTATTTATAAATAATACTTTTGACTGAGGGAAAGACTTTAGGGCTTGTGTAGTGTATAGCTATTAAAAAGGAAAGAAAGTGCCTTAAAAGGCTTAGAGGGGGGTCTATAAAGGCATTAAAAGGTTAATAGGTAGAGTTCCGTTATTCAAAACAACAGCACAACCGATTGATTGTTTCTTAAAGTTCTTTGCGTAAGCTGCTGCATAAGTCGTGCAATCAACTCCACATCCGACTTGCATCCCAAAGACTCTATACTTTTTGCCACAGAACCATTGTACATAAGCTAAGGTGTGAGTGTGACCACAGACTGAGGACATCAGATTGTTCTTTGACTTAGCGGCTGCTTGACCTCCTTCTCCGTGTTCGTAAAGAACATCGTCATAAGAAATAGATTCTACCCAATTCCAATTCGGAGTTCCTAATACTTCATTGTAAGACCTTATCCAAGCCTTAGGTATTCCACCTGAGAATGATTTTCGAGCTGCCATTCTATCGTGGTTACCAATACAGACATCAGCATCAGGAAATGCTTTGTACCATTTAGCAACTTTTTCTATAGTCTTTTCAAGCTCAAGTCCTGCTGACATTCCATCAGGGTCTGGCTCGTGATAGCTGAAGGCGTGGTTGTCGAGTATGTCGCCAATGAAAACGACTTGATTGCAGTTGAAGGTTTCGTACTGCTCTTGACACCATTCAAGGTAGCCGTCTAAACAGAATGGTTCGTGCAAGTCTCCAATGACTAAGATGTTCCTAGTTTCAGATTCTCGCAATTTCTGTAAGGCAGCTACCTCGTGGGGTTTTAATCTGTATCTATTACTTTTTTCCACTGTCAGCGATTCCTTGTCCAACTACTAAGGTGAGGGCTGCATAGAATAGATTTTTTGCTGTTTCTTCATCCACACCTAAATATGATACAATAAGTGGAACTACAATAGAAGCTACTGCGTACCAGAACTTCTTAGATTTGAACATCTGAGTGATTAGCCATTTTTTCATCTTATTTATTTTTAATTATTAAATTAATATTTGTGCCGCCTAAATTAACTATTTCTTTCATTAGCAAGTCCATAGCTAAAGTTGAGTTGTTAACACGATCTTGTTTGCGGCTCTGTCCTACTAGGATGCAACCCTTCGTATTTTTAGGAAAATTGCCTATATGGAAAAGGATATAATCTCTATTGGGAACGTCTTTTACGAGTAAGTGCATATAATCTCTTGTCGCTGATTCTCTCGGAAGCCTAATTCTTACAGGATATTCTCCTTCAGGAATACAGCTAATCCTTCTTTGATTATCTAAATACGGAAGTTCTAAAGTATCACAAAACATTTCCCCATTTAAAAACAGTTTGCCAATAGTGGACTTATCTGTAAACTGATCTCTTATGATTAAAAGATTAACGCCCTCCGCCTCTGTATTTTTTCTTATATCCATTTTGTCCTTTTGAAGCGTTTTTAGAATGCACGCCCTTACGTTTTTTATGAACTGTAGTAGCTTTTTCAACTGTCTTTACTTTCGCCATCATTTGCTTTATTAAATTTTACAAACTTATATATTGTAAACGCTATTGCTAATATAAGCGAAACTAGAGTCAGCATCTGATTGCATTCTGTAATACTTAAAGCAATAGCCGAGCCATTAGCTATTCCTACTTGTAGCGTGTCTTGTATTTCTTTCATTTTTTTTAGGATTTTTTTCTAAGTATGATTTTAATTTCCTTTTGTTTTTTGATTTTACCTTGTAAGTTTTTTTCATCAGTTCCCTATATTTAAAAAGTTCCTTAATGTGAGTCTAGTACCTTGTTGGTTCGGTCTTTCAAGATTCATATTTGAGTAATAGGAGTTTCTGTCTGGTCGGACATCTGAGCCTGTGTTCGTTGAGTATTCAGGAAAACTGCTCGTATTGTTTCTTATGTAGTCAATCATTCGTTCCATATAATACTCTGCTGTATTCAAAACTTCATTTCTAAGATGTTGTGCTTCTTCTGTACTTAATGCTGTTCCTGTTTCTGAAGTCTTAGAATAAATATTGCCGTTCTCAATCTTAAATCGTAAAAAAGGAAGTGCCATAAATAAAGCGAATGACGGCAGCATCTCTGCAATATAGTCGTTTAGTAAAGTTGCATAAGCCTCGTTACCAGCATTGTTTACTGTTCCTGCTGTAATTAAATCTTTTATTTTTTGATTTAAGTCCGTGCCTAGCTTAGTTTCTACATAAAGCTTTTGTGCCTGTTTAACATACGGCAACAGTAAGTCCACCGAAACATTCAATCCGATTGTTGTGGAATCTTTTAAGCGTTCCTCACTTATAAATAATACATAAGCCATAATTATCTAGGGTTTAAAAATCCGTTATTTTTCATTGTTTTCGGTGGTCTCGCTACTAACGTGTCATTTCTTTCAGCAGTAAATCCTTCACTTCTTGCCTTCGCTACACTTACAAGTTTATTTGTAGAGTCCGTTATGTTGCTACCATAATAAACTGAATCATCATCAGAAGCAGGTGCTTGGTATATCTGACGTAACCAATAATGGTGACAGTTTCCACCGCCCTTGTATAACCAAATGCTATACGTGTTTGCGCCTCTCGGACCCCATCCTGGATTGACAGCCATTCCACCCATATTTAAAATATCTTTCTTTCTGTAAATTTTTCCTGCTCGTTCCATTGTTTTACAGAAATCTCTCATAGGTCCGCCTGTCAAAAAATTATCATTGACATAAACATATCTTACCTTAAAAAACGCATTGCCTTTTTTGCCCATACCATCTTGAGAATCTCTAGCGTTAGGGTTTGCTCTTCCTGTTGAAGCTAGTTCTAACTTGTCATAAACTAAATTATTCAGTTCATCTTCAAAGTCAAAGTCTTGGTGTTCACCATCAACTACTTCTTCGTCTATTACATTCCAGTCCTCTGGGATGTCTTCTAAGGTGTCTAGGAAGCTCTCTAAGGCAGTAAACTCTGACATCTTAGTTGCATCAACTATCACATCTTCTTTTGCTAGTGGCGCAAGCCCTAGCTCCTCACGTATTTCGTCCTGTGTCATAACTGCTGCAAGGTCTTGGTCTGTAAATCTTGTTGTTATTGGTTTTAATTGCTCAAACCTTATTGGCATATCCATCCCATTAACTCTAAAGATTTTTCTAAGAACTTTGATTATCATTTCTTGGTAGGGCAAAATTACAGTATTAAGATAGTAATTTGAAGCGGAGTTCAATTCGTCTGCATTGTTCCCTAAGCCTGTATCTGATTTGATTCCCATAAGGACTGGACTCGTGACTCTATGTCCTGTTAAAATGTTTTGAACTAAAAGCTCTTGCAAAGCTAGATACTGTAATGACAAGTCACTTGAAGAAATTGGAGTTATGTCAGGAGTTCTAGTTTTATCGTCAGAAAATGTTAATATGAATTTGCCCGCATTATTGCTTCCAGCGAATTTGTCCGCTAGGCTTTGTTCTATTTGGAAACGTTCTTCTTGTGTCGGCACGCCATTCGCGAAGGATATCATATAAGAACCGCTGAAGCCGTTAGTTATGTTATTGAGATGGTATTCAGCTACACGCTGGTCGACCAACGCCCAGTTGTTTGCAGCCACGTAGTCAGGTGTGTGATAAGCATTCATATTAGGACTGTAAAGCCCTGTGTATAAAATCTGGTTTGGTGAAGTCCTATCATTAATATTAAAGGCAGGAACTCTTTGTGGTTCATTAAGTCTCACATCTGACCAGTCTGAAGAAACATAGTAGGCGTGTACTTTGCCCATTTCGTCTGGTTTTTCACATCTGATTTTCTCCACCGGTACTTGGTAAATTTCAGCGATTTGAGTCCTATCCTCTGTCCAAACTATGTTAAGTGCAAAAGCCCCTTGTAGCTTAAAGTCAAAGGCTATCTTTTTAATCACTTCATTCAAGGTTTCGTTCCCATTAGCATTTGCAAAGAATCCTTTCAGTTTAGTCACAGCTTCAATATCTCTTTCTTCTTCGTCTTCTATTACCAAGTCTTCGCCTGCTATCATTTCAGCGGTTGCATTGATAATAGCCGCTTGTGTTGAGCTGTTATAATAAAGGTCAATTAAAAACTGAGGGTAAAGGTTCGCCCAATCGTCTGTGCCGTAATTTATATAATTGTCTCCTTGTACTTCTGTTACGACTGGTGCTGTGGTTGTGCTTAAATTTATGCTTATTATGTTTTCCATTATTGTCCGTAATATATATAATTAGTTTGTTCTATACTTGCTGTAATATTAGCTTGTGTTGTAAATCCTCCACCTGTTAAAGTAACTATCGGATTAGTCGTGTAACCGCTACCTGCATAAGTGATTGTTACAGTATTAACAACACCACCTGAAATAGTACAGGTTGCTGTTGCTTGTTTCCCTCCAGTCGTTCCTGGAGCTGCTATTTTAACAGTCGGTGCAGAAGTATATCCTGTTCCTCCAGATTGAATAGTTAAAGTTTGTACTCTTTTTGCATTTTGAATATATTGAACCTCTTCACTTCCGTCCTTTTCTGCTAAGTAAAGTTTCCCAATAGCTACAAGCCCCACTACTAATCCATTTTCAGTGCTTGCACGAAGGACATCTGTTTCTGTTGCTGGTGCTGTTGAAGAACTTAAAACAATTTCATCTTGACCCCAAATAACTTCATAAACTTCATACTTATAATATCCTGCTGGTTTTAAGTTTATCTTTCCTGTATATCTGTTAGGAGTTGCATTATAAATAAACGGCATAGTAGTGTATCTCTCAAAGATATTCGACAATAAAGGATAAGCATAAAACACCGAGCCATCCAAGTCATTTATGAATTTCACTAAGTGCCTTATCCTGACTGTTGGATAACTAACGGTAATTCTATTTGCCTCAGTTTCTATAAATGCATCAAAGTTAGTTTCTCGTATTGCTTGTATCATAATGTAGTCGTCTACTATATAATAGAAAAGAGACTTATTTATTTGGAAAAGAAAAAGGTGGCACTAAGCCACCCTCTTCAAGAATATATGAAAACTACTAATTAAGAAGTAACTGGGTTTCCTGCCCCAAAATTAAATGCTGCATTATCAAATGGTACTGTTGTGTAGTCTGCTACCATTGGAAAAGGAATTGCCTCCATTCCGTCAAACGTCAGCGTGTAACCGCCTCTGTCTCCCCAAGCTGCACCTGAGTCAATAGTACCTGCATTAAGTTCCATTCCATTGGTAACACCTAAGCCAAGAATTACATCGTGTCCGTTTGTAAGTTGTGCGTTTAATTGCACAAAGCAAACTACTTTAGTTGCCCCTAACAATTTGATTTGGTTTTGGTCTTCTTTTGTAAGTCTGTTAAGAATTACACTCAAAGATGGAGTATAGTAAATAGTTCCGTTCTCACGAGAACCTACTATTGTTTCTGTCATACTAGCTACGCCTAAAGGCATAGTATATCTGTATAGTACATTAGAAGCCATTTCAATATCTGAAATTTCTCCTGACGCTTGTACTATCCCTGTTGTTTCTATTGGTGCTGTAAATTGGTCGTAGACACCAAAGTACACGTATTTGATACCACCGCTTACACGATTGCAGTCTAATCCACGTCCTTTCGTTAATGCTGTACAAGCCATAATTGGTTGATTTTTAAGTTGTTATAAAGATGGAGGGCTTTGACACCCTCCTTCTCCGTTTTTATTTTATTATGACTGTCTTACAATATCAGCTCCTGTTCCTGTTTGAACACCTGCTGAGTAACGTGCTACCAGTCTCATATTGTCTGAACCGTCCAAAGCCGCCATATCCATTAAAACGATACGAGTTGCGTCTGAAATTAAGTCAGTTCCGAAGAATAAATCTGATTTTTGAGCAATTACTAATTGATTGTCTAACATTCCATTGCAAACTGAGATTGAATACCCTTCAAACATTGGTACGTAATCCCCATTCATATTGTAAGCATTAACGTAACCTAAAGTCGATACTGCTGAAATATAGTATTGGTAAGTTCTTTGATTCATATAAATAGATAAATCTTCTTTCCCTAATGCTGCCGCTGGAATATCTCCAACAGCAACTTTTAAATTTGCGATAATATTTGTCGCATCATAAGCTCCTGTTGCTGCTGATTGAACAACTGTTGCATCAACACCTGGTAATAAAAGACCTGTTACAGCTCCTAAGAATCCATTGAATTTTCCTGCTACAGCAGTTCCACCCCAAATAGAGTTTTCAGTTGCTTCTGCTATAATTTCCCCCATATAAGAAATTACATAGTCATTGAAACTTGCTGGAGGTGGTGCGCCTGCTCCTGCTCTCATTTGTAACGCTTCCCAAGAATCAAGTAATGTAGACTTGCATAAGTCCATATTAATTTGTAAGTTCTTCGGTTCTAAAACCTTCTCAGTCAAGTCAAGGTTTCCTGCTCCTGTAAAGTCGCACGTTGCATCAGCTACTAAAGAATCACCATTCATTGCCTGTATGTTACTTTTGAACTTGATATTTTCAATCATTGTTAGATGGTCTAACGAGTTTGACGCTTTTAATGCTGCCGAGATGTAGAATCCAGCCGCCTTCCCAGCGAAGTTTGATGTTGTAGTAAATCCTGCCATTTTTTTATTTTTTTTAAATTATTATTTTTTATTTATATAGTTCGTATAAGAATTTTTCTTGCTTACTCATTCTTTTAAAATCTTGCTTAGAAGGAGTTGGTCTTGCTGAACTGAATTTGTTTGAAGTCAAAGGAGTCGTAGCTGGTCGTTTCCCAGCTTCAGATTTTAACTTTTTATTTTCTCTTGATAGCTTAGAAAGTCTTGCTTTTTTAGAAGCTGCTCTTTTCGCCTTTCTTAAAGTTGACTTAGTTGATTTTCTAGTTTTTCTTAAAGTCGTTGCTTCAACTACTACTTCTTCAGCTTTCTCTTGTAAAACTTCTACTGCAATTGCTGCCGCTTGTTCTGCTAATTCAGGAGTTACTTCAGCTGGAGTTGCATCATCAATAGCTGCTGCTATTTCTGTTACTGCGTCCTCTGCTACTGCAACCACTTCTTCTACCGCTTCTTCAACTGCTTCTTCAACAGCAACTTCTACTTCTTCGTCTGCCATTTCAGTATCGCCACCAACCTTATCTTCTTTTAGTTTTGCCACA